GGTGCATCTGGTACAATTGGTGGATCAGGAATGGTAATGTATGCCACAACATTCCATGGTAGTTTGAAAGGTGTAGCTGAACAAGCTATTACTGCTGATATAACCAATTCACAGAATTATCTATCAACTTCTACAGGTTCTGTTTCGGGTTACACAATCACAAATGAAACTTCTGCTTCAGCTGATGCAACATTGATGGATGCATACCTAAATAACTCTGTAAATGGTATTGTCAAAGTGAATATCGATGAGGGAGATTATCTCAAGAATTCCATTGATAAATCTAAAAGCAATCAAGGGATTTCCGATAGAGATATGTCTACAAGTGAAATCCGATCTGCTTTACGTGAACCATCAAATATGGCTAACAATAATTTCCTTGGTCAAAGCGTATCTGAAGGCAAGATTTCTTCTACATATTCTGCTGTTATTCCAAGCGGTGCAAATAGAATTGCATCAAAAACTGGAAATGTAAGAGTTCCATCTGCACCTCTTATTAAAGCTGCAGCAATCGAGAGATACAGGCCATTTAAGAATACTGATGTTTCTAGATTTACTCCGAATCCGGCTTACATCCCATCCGGTACCCCAACTTCTTCTACAGAAATTGGTAATAACATTAGATTGTCCCGATTCTTGGGAGCTGAGGGTGATAAGGTAACACTTAATCATATTGCAACAAGTGAAGAGAAACTGAATATCACAAGACAATTCATGTTACATGCATCGGCATTAGAATCAGTTTCATATTCAAATCATTCAATAGTTGTAGTAGAAGGTCTCTATAAGAAAGGACCATCTGAAACTCTGACATCTGGTACCACAAATGATTTAGCCACAAAGGGTCGAGTTGCAGTATATGAAGTTCGTTCTGGTGGAAAAATCGATTTCGATAAGACTTTCGAATTGGCTACATGGTGGAAAGACACAATCAACTTCGATAAGCTTTCCCTGTCTTATGACACATTCAATCCTGATGGATCATTGACCGCTCAAATTATTCTTGAGATGCCTGAGATTAATTCAGACTTCGAACTTGTTTCTGGTAGATATCAGAACAAAATAGAAACCCTGTACAACAACGCTGTACAGGGCCAAGATTTAATCGAAGTGGTAGAGTCTTAATCTTCAGGATCCATATATTTTTTGTCACTAAGACGAGGACGAGGTTCTCCAAAAATTACATGTCGTAGCATGTCATGCTGATATAGAGCTCGATTATAATATCCTTGTGGATAATGTCCAACTTCTGTTGTTCTTCCTTCACAGGTGATCTTAACGAAATACTCTTCTCTGTTTCCAGACATGGGCATAGTTAAGATCGATACATCAAGAGATTTAGTCATCAAATTTCTCCACTTCGTTGTCTGTAGCAAAGAGAAGAAGGGCTGTAGCAAGTTTTGATGCTTCTTCTTTTGTCAGTTTAAGATTTTGAGGCATTACACCCCAAGGGGTTTCTTGATCGGTTTGTGTGATCTGAAGACACGATCCTTTTTCTTTTCCACCCCAAAATCGGGTTTGAAGAATGGTTGGTGTTACATCTTGAAGTTCAGTGGACATTATGCCATCTCCCATACTGCAGTACGTGCTTTGATAAATTCTACGATTGCCGGTGCGATAGCAATAAAGCCACGCATTGCAACCATGTGACCAACACCAGTTTCAGTATCAACAAGAATGTCTCCAACTGAAACCGATTTACGGCGTTGGTGCTGAGCGATAAGATCATGATCATGCATATTTCCAACCATGAAAACTTGCTCCAAATCAGAGGAATCGACTGTCATGGTATGCCGGTAAATATCATGCTCAACCAGAGATTTGATATCCTCGAAGATTTCACCTTCTGGAAATCCAGTCAAATTCATGTAGGCGGAACTCCATTCTGCTTTATCCCAGCCACCGCTAATTTCATTGACTTTCTTATCATTAAGAATCGGTTGAAAAACTTGAATAGTCATTTGATTTCCTTTCCATTTCCTATATTTAATTTAAATCATTTCAAATAAGATGTAAATAAAAAAGATCACCAAAAGTGAATAAATAGATATATGGTAAAAAGAGCACTAGCAATCGAGGACGGAAATCTTGGAACTCCGGCCTTAGTCACATCTAGAAAGACTGATTATAAAGACATCGATTTAGTTTTCGATGCTCGTCCTTCTGGGGATGTGTATAAAAAGACTGATGCTGCAGCAGTAAAGCAAGCAGTTAAGAATCTTCTTCTAACAAATCCTGGTGAAAAACCATTCCTACCTGAATTTGGCGCAGGATTGAATCGTCTATTGTTTGAATTAATCGATGACGATGCTGAAGAAGAAATCGATGATATGATCCGAGTATCGATTGAAAACTACGAACCAAGAGCTAGTGTTCAGGATATAGATATTGATATAGCACCTGATTTAAATGCTGTTTCAGTACGTCTCACCTTCAGAATTTTAAGCACAGGCGAAGAAGTTGTATTAGAAACTTCATTAGCAAGAGTAAGATAAATGGCAACAACTTTTTCGACCACAGAATTAGATTTTAATGCAATCAAAGATGGGCTAAAAACCTATTTCAAAAAGCAGAGTGAATTCAGTGACTATGATTTCGAAGCATCTGGTCTCTCAAACATTCTTGATGTATTAGCATACAATACTCATTACAATGCTCTCATTGGTAACTTTGCTCTTAACGAAGCATATCTGTCTTCAGCACAACTTAGATCATCTGTTATTTCTTTAGCTCAAACCCTTGGATATAACATCAGATCAAGAACTGCTTCTAAGGGTATCGTAACACTTTCCCTAAATCTTTCATCTGCAGCAACTAAACCTTCCACAGTTTCTCTTCCATCTGGCACTTCTTTTACCGCATCGGTTGATGGTGTATCTTACACATTCCAGACCAGAGAAGAATATTTCGCTACTGATGATGGTAACGGAATTTACACCTTCAAAAATTCCGATGATTCATCAGAACTACCGATCTATGAGGGTAAATCTAAAACGAAAACCTTTATTGTACAAGAAGATGAAGAGCGTCAAGTTTTCGTTATTCCTGATACAACTCTAGATTCTGAACAGGTCTTTGTCAAAGTTTACGACACCTTTACTTCTACATCTTTTGAATCATATGTCGATATTACAAACGTAATCAATATCGATAAAGATTCCACCTTCTATAAAATTTACGAGACTCCAAATGGCTATTACGAATTATCATTTGGTGATGGTGTTTCTACTGGCCGTAAACCAACAGCCGGACAAAAAGTAGAGATCGAATATCTTTCTACTGTAGGCCCTGATGCAAACAGCGCTAAATCATTTACACCATCTTCTCAAATTTCTGTGTTAGGAACCAACTATGATCTTTCTGTTACAGTCGTTGCATCATCCGCAGCAGGCGCTCTAAGAGAAAGTGTAGAAGCAATCAGACAAAATGCTCCACTTGCATTTGCTTCTCAAAACAGGCTTGTAACAGCTGATGATTACAAAGCTAAGATTAAAGAAAAATATTCCTCATCTCTTGATGATGTTGTAGCCTGGGGCGGAGAAGACAATGATCCTCCTAAATTTGGTTTCGTTTATGTTGGTCTATTGTTTAAAGATGGAATTACTGCTGAATCACAAACTTCTATCAAAAACGAAATTACGTCAGATCTAAACGAAAATCTTGGTGTTCTTTCTATTGATATCGACTATGTAGACCCAGTTAAAACATATTTAGAATTAGAAACACAGTTTGATTTCAACCCTAACCTGACCTCTGCTACAGCAAACACTGTAGAATCCCAGGTTACAGCAGAAGTAAATGATTATGTAGACAACAACTTGAAAACCTTCGAGGGTATCTTCAGAAAATCTAATCTTCTTGCAGATATTGATGAGCTATCTCCAGGTATTCTTTCTACGAAAATTTCTGTTAAGATGCAACAGCAGCTTACACCAATAACTGCTGCTACATCAGAAAATAATTCCAAGAAAACTAATTACACATTGAACTATCCTGCAGCGATTCAATCCCCTCAGGCTTCAACATATTCTATTACATCTACATCGTTTGTATATTCAGGTGTGACTGCTAAAGTTAAGAATAAATTAAATTCTAATAAATTGCAAATTGTTGACGCAAACAACACTCCACTGTCTGATAATGTGGGTTCATATAATTCTCAATCTGGTAAAATCTCTTTAGTAGGATTTGATCCAGGTGTTATTTCTTCTGGTGATACATTCATCAAATTCTCAGCTGTTCCTGCATCAGATGATGTGATTAAACCACTTAGAAATTATTATTTCGATATCGACAATTCCCTTTCATTTGCGGTTGCTAATATCGACCGTGGAGAAACTTCGGTTAATCTATAATGACTAATAAAACTTTAGAAGATTTCGGAAGAAGAGATTTAAGCTTCTCGACATCAAAGGTCGTGGAAGTTCTTCCTGAATACTTCAGAGAAGATAATGCAAATCTCGTAAATCTCCTTGATGCATATATGGATTATATGGATTCAGATGGAGGTGTGAATGACAAGTTTAGAAATATTCTAAAGGCAAAAGATATTGGTTCGGTATCTCTAGATTTTCTTGATTTCATTTTAGATGAAACAGGTCTTGGTCTGAACCATGATCAATTTACCGATCCTAGAGTTGTAACAAGAAATTTTCCAGATTTCTATCGTTATAAAGGTTCATTGTTCTCTGTAAAATCTTTTTTTAGATCAATTTATGGAGAAGAAGTAGAGGTCTCATATCCGAAAGATCAACTCTTCATTGTAGGTGAATCTCACATTGGCCCTGAATCTTTGAAATTTATTCAAAATGGTAAACTATATCAGGTTCTTTCAATTCTAATTAAATCTTCCCAACCAATTTCTCAGTGGAAAGATTTGTACAAGCAGATGGTTCACCCTGCCGGTTTCTTTATCGGTGGTGAAGTTCTTGCTGAAGGAGAAGTAAATCTCTCTCTTTCTACAATGCCAACAGCAGTTCTAGATTCTGATACAGGTCTAATTGTCGAAGGTGAAGCAACGCAAGGTCTATCTGCTGTTCTTGAACCAATGACAGCATTCATTCAATCTCCAGATTCTGATACTCTATATAGAATTAGTCTTGAGAAGAATTTGGTAGGAGCAGATTCTGTTTCTCTATCCGATATCGATGGCCAATACACCTCTATCTTCGAAGCAGGTAAAGCTAACCCATTCAACTATTCCGACTCCTCAGATTCTGCTGGAATTGATATGTCTAATACACTTGAAGGTGTAGATCAGTCCAGTTTTGACTCATTAGGTATATAAATAATTTAAAATTAACGGTCTATAAATGAGCACTAGAGAAAACATTTCAAGAGGCACATTAGCTAATGATGGAACAGGGGATCAACCTCGTTCTGCTGCTAATAAAATGAATAATAACTTCATCAAGATCTTTAAACATCTTGGTGGAGACTCTAACCAATTGAGTCGTCATATCTCTATTGATTCCGACAAACTTGTTTTTGAAGGGAATCTCATTGATTCTAACCAGACGAATGTTAGTGCTGAAAACCCAACTGCTACCAGGAATGTTATTATTCCGAATGCCTCAGGTACGCTTGTTCTAACAGCTGGTGCACAAACGATTACTGATAAAACGTTTACGTCACCGGTTTTAACAACTCCACAGGTAAACGATTCCGATGGCACCTATCAGTACATATTTACTCCTGCTGGTGGACTATCTGCAGATAGAGTTCTTTTTATTCCTGTTCTATCTGATTCAGATACTCTTGTAGTAGCTAAAACATCTCAGACCCTTACAAACAAAACTCTTACAGAACCAAATATTACATCACCTGATATTACAACTGGAATCAATGATGCTAATGGGGCATCAATGATCGACTTTACACCTATTGCTTCCTCTGCACTCAACTTCTCTATGACGAATGCTGCAGCAGCTGGAACACCAATCCTTGCTGTAACTGGATCAGATTCTGATATCGATATGTCGATTAATGGTAAAAATGGCGGTGCTGTAAAAGTTTCTAAGGGTGCATACCAAGTTGCAACCATGACTTCAGCTGGTGCAATTTCCAAAAACAGATCAATGATTGATTTTAACTCTGGGGTAGCATTAGCAGCAACTCTAGCAGACGGTCAAACAAATGGTGAATTCAAAAAATTAGTAAACAGAGGAGCCGGTACTGTTACCGTAACTCCTGCGAACTTTGCTCAAGGTACTTCTTTCCAACTAGCACAGAATGAAGCATGTGAAGTTATTTGGAATGGTTCTAATTGGTTTATTATTTCTAACCAATCAGTATTGACAATCTCATAAGGAAATACAATGACTGCGATTATTACAGAAACATTTAAAAAGCAGATTA